AAGCCTCTAAATCTTGATATCCATGAAGCATTTTTTCTTTCCATCTAAAGTTAGTGTAGGCTTTTGAATCAATGGCAGCAAAAATACCTCCAATGTGTTGTGTTACTTCGATTAAATCATTACCAATTAAAGCTCGACCTATTCTAATAGCACCACCTGGATTGTCTAATAGTCCTTCAACATAAGGAGAAACATAAATGAGGTGGTTTCTCTTCCACATCTCTACGATGTCTTTAAGCCAGCCATAGGTGATAAACTCAACATCGTTATCAATTTTAATAATAATGTCGTATTTAGCTCTTAAGATAGCATCTATTAACTCGTTGCTTGCTTTAGTAAGACCTACATTAGTAGGATATTTAACACTGTATTTTGTATCGACAGTTTTAAGCCATTCATAAGTCCCATCAGTTCCGTTGTCAGCACAAAACCAATCAAATGGATACTCTGCGGTTTCTTTCATTTCCTGATAAGTCTTCTTAGAGTAATCTAGTCGATCATAATGTACTGTAAAAATAGCCACTCTAGGCTCTTGAGGTTTATCAAAGTTATCTAATCTAATCTCACAACTAACTGGATCAAAAGTTGGAATAAACAATCTTCCTAATTCTGGGTGGTAATATGTTTCGGTTTTAACTCTTTGGGATTTTGTATTCTGATGAGCATAATAATCAAAAGTAAGTTGAGGAAATCTAGTAAATTTAAAGCCTGCCTTTGCTAAACGAACAAAGAAGTTCCAGTCAATAAACTTAGGCAAAGTAGTATCAAATCCACCTACATATAAAGCACAGCTCTTTTTCATTAAAGCAGAAGAAGTATCTATGTAGTTTCTAAGCGACAAAAATTGAAGATCAAAGTCATGGGCTATGCCTCTCTCTTCCATTGGTTTTATCCACATATCGCCATAGACAACATCGCTTTTAGTCTTTTTGAGTAACTTATATAAGTTACTTAAGGCGTTCTTTCTTAAAGTAACATCATCATCTAAGAAGAGAATATAGTTACCTTTAGCCTTTGTTATGCCGAAGTTTTTAGGCTTAGTATCACTCCCTGTATTTCGATCCATCTTAAAGTATTTAATGGTTTTATTCTTCTCCATTCTCTCTTTAATATAGGACTCTGTTTCGTCTGTTGAACAGTCGTCAACAATGATATGTTCTAGGGATACTCCAGTCTGGTTTTCTATTGAATCTATGCACTTTGGTAGGAAATCTTTTGATCTATTATAGGTTGAAGTGATAACACTAATAGTGGGCATATA